GCAACCGCATCAACCTCTTGAACGCTATCTACGTTCTCCGAAATATCTAACTTGTAAACCGGTAATTCTTTACTCATAATTTTATTTTTTATCCAATAGATGCGTTCCTATCTATATACGCATTTCGTTGGTCATTGTTCTGAATGTCGCTATTCAATACATACGCCCTGGTCGCCTGATTGCCCATCTGATTCACCGCCGCCGTATTAACCGCCGTAGCTGTAACCTGTGGGGTAAGTTGCGGAGCAACGGGTGCGGCTGTTGAAATGCCACCGCCACCACCACGCCCGCCGGGTACCTGAACAGATAATATTTTACGAACATTAGCAATACCCGTAGCAATGGCTACACCCGCTGCAATAGCACCACGTATCGGACTATCAACAATCGCAACAGGTTTGAATTGCGATTCATACGCTTTTTGCGCAGATAAATATGTAGATATAGTTGCAGCCGCCACACTCAAAGCCTTACCCGCCGCTGTATCCTGACCTGCAATGGCAGCAATGGCAGAAAGCTGATCAGCCGCAAATTGTGCATTAGCCGTTCTTACCTGACCTTCTAAAAGTTTAATATCCGTAATTGCCTTTTCATTTTCAGCAATAAACTTTTTACGATCTTCCTCAGAGGCAAAAACAATTTGATTTTCTAAAGCCTGACGCTCCTGTATTTTTGCTAATCTTTCCTCAAAGGAGAGTGCATCATTTTCGGCATCCTTTAATAACTTTTCGGATTGTTTTGTTAATTCAGCATTTTTATCTTCTTCATCTTTTGCTTTTTGCTCATTCGCGTATCTTTGTCTAATCAATGCAAGGTTTAATAAATATTGCTCAAGTCTTAATTCCCCTGACTTAAACCTTTCCGTTTCAGCATCTAATTCACTTTGAAATTTAATTTGATTCTCAACTTTTGTTTTTTCTTTTTCATCAGTTATTGCCGATAACCTAAGCTGATCCTGCAATTCCTTTGTGCGTTTTGCATTTGATTTTAAATTTTCTTCGGTATTTTTTTGTATATCCTCAAGCCGCTTTTTCTCTTTTTCATCTTCTTCTTTTTTCTTTGCTGCGTCTTGTTTTCTTTTTTCAGCAGCCTTACCAGCTAATTCTTTTTGACGTTTCGCCTCATCTTCTGCTATTTTCTTTTTACGATTAACCTCTTCAATATCCAAAACCTGTTGCTCAAGTTTTAAATCTCTAATTTGCTTTTGTTCCTCTTCTGTTAATTTACCTTTTTGCTTTGCAGCCTCACGCAAATCATTTAATTCACTTTCTATATTTTGCTTTTTTAAAGAATATACTTTAGCCTCTTGACCTCCTTGCGCTTCAAGTACTTTTATTTGAGCCTCTATTCCTTCGCGAGATCGTTTACTTGCCTTTGTAAACTTCTCTAAATTCCTTTCCGCTTCGCTTGTTATGCCAACAAAATCAGTGAATTTAGTTACTAAGCCACCGATAAAATTAGCTACGCTTTCAAGTCCCGGTATAAGATTAAATACTGCTTTTTTGAATTTATCAAAATTTGCAATAACTAATCCAACACCAACTGCAAGCGCACCTAAACCAGTCGCAATAATAGCACCACGTAAAGTACTGAAAGCCGTTACTACCTGCGTTTTAATAGTACCACCTAAAAGCTTCATTGAATCCATCGCTCCGGCAATTCCACTAATCCCTTGCTGCAAAGCCATTGCGGATTGCACTTTCAGCATTAATTTCTCAACATCCTTACTTTCACTGCCAAATAAACCCATAGCACCCTGCAAAGCAGAAAAGCCCGCTGCTGCACCCTGCACCGCCCCACCCAACGCTACAAACTTCTTATCCGGATTGAATGTGTCTGCAAGTGCCTTAGCGTCACCGATAGCATCCTTTAAACCAGCTACCTTTTGAGCCGCTGCAATAGCCTCCTTTGAGCTGCTGCCGAACTTCTCATTCATCGCAATAAGCTCATTCGTTGCAGCCCTTAGTTGCTGCTTCATATTACCTACCGACGAAACATCAACATCAATCTTTAAACCTACTTCCTGCTTAGCCATTATTTATAACTTTTAATAGTTCAACTTTTGTTAATTCGTTACTCGACGCATCGTAATCAATGATTTTATTAATCCGCCACAATACCCCATCAATAAATACAGGTTTGCTGAAATCAAGTTTTGCAATATCCAACTCCGTTAAATAAACATGGCAGGTAAGTATCTTACTATCTTTATCCGCTATCTCTCCAATAAACGGACTCCAATAAGTATTGAAAAGATTATTACCCGGATACGTATTGGGTTCGCAATAAATCTCTTCCGCTGCCCCGAAGTTAATATCTATCGTCGGATTTGTCGGGTCATCAAAGTGCCCGGCATAACCGTAAACCGTTAATGCGCTGCTTATATTTGTCGGCGTTTGCTTTAAGTCCGCTCCGTTGTTGGTTATGTACCAAGATGCAACGCCAGTAATCTTTTTAACCATTAGGATTCTGATATTGCTATCCATCTGCTCCTCCTGGTCCACCTCATTACCCTGCGACTTTTTGTAAATAGCGGAAACGACTTTCGCCTCGCCTGCATACTTTACAAGCACCGTCGGCGAAAAACCCACCTCCGTCGTTTGCTTGTCTTTTGCAAACTGGAAAAAGGTATCTTGTAAATTTGAGCCATAAGGTAAGTTGTATTTCTTTTTATAACCTTCATTATAAAAATCATTGTCATCTTTGTACTTGTACTCAAAGAACCTACCGTTCAACATCCCCATCGGTTTAATTTGCCAAGGTTTGTCCCGTGCAACCTTGTAATTCCAATCAATAGGACTCGACAAATCGTAATAATCTTTGTAAGGCTCAATTATCAAATGCTTTTCCTTTAATTTATCTTCGGTAACGTAAAGGTTAAACATTTTTAAAATCCACGTGAAGAAATCCTTTTGAAAGATATTTTTTGGAATATTATATTTTATTAAAATATCTTCATTTATTAAAACATCAGTTAAAATAGGAGTTGTAGAATTAACTTGTAAATATTCAAAATCTAAATAACTTCTACCTTGTACACGCCTATAAAAAACATCGAAATAAAAAGTATCATTTGTATTGAAATCTAACTCTATTTCTTCCGATATATTAAAATTAAATTCAAAACCATTTCTTATATCAAAGTAATATTGTTTTATTAATGATGATCCTTTATATAATCTTAAATAAAAAAACCTTGTTCCAGATAATTCCCAATCAATGAAGCCAGATATTTTATACTTTATTTTTAATTTTGCATTGCTACCCGTGTATGTATAATTGGGGTCTCCCGTTCCGGTAAAGCTTCTTATTATATTTTGAATATTAAAATCTAAAATTTGTTGCGTTTCAGCACTATCTGTGAAACTATATCTAGTTCTTGAAACATCCAATAAATCGCTAAATAACCCTTTTAATTCTTTTGTATTACTCGGTATCACCAACCTCCTAAAAAACTCACTATTGATAAACTCACTTTCATAAGTATAACCGCTTGTTGCAGGTGCAAACATTTTGTCGATATACTCTTTCACAAATAACGCCGGGCGAAAAGTCCTGTAATCGTAATTCAACTTCGCCGCCGAATACCTGCCGTAATCTATCAGAGGGTAAAAAAAGCCAGTGCCAAAACCTTCGCCCGATGGGTAATCTATTGTGAAAGAATCCGACAAATCATTAGTTAAATTTTTATTTACATTAATAATATTTGTGCCTCCGCTTGTATAAGTAAAGGATTGTACTAAATAAGTATCATTGTTATTCGCTATTGCCGCATTTGTGATAATTATTTCGTCACCTACCTTTAAATTCAAATTATAAGTACCATTAACAAATATTTGGTCATTAAGAGTAAAAAAAGCACCTGAAACATCTTTTTTTACCCTCGCATCCCAACTCTTCGTTATCGCATCAACGGTATACTGATGGTTATATTCACTAAAATTCAAATCCTGTAACTTCCCATCCCCTATCGCTGAAATAAAGCCCCCTAATTCGCCAAACAAATTACCCTCGTATTCTATGTGTCCTTTGTCCTGCATTACCCCTGTGAGCCTAAAAACTCCCTTTAAAAGCAAAAGCCCGTTTGCCCTCAACTCCGCTTTTGTAGTTTGAGCGGGATTGAAATTGGAAAAGACATTTGCAGCGCCGGGCGCATAAAGGTTATTACTCCCCAACTCACCCACAAAACCGAAAATCTTATTATTATTTGCTGTACCCGGTAATACTATCGTTTTGCTGAATGATGTTTCCCGGCTGCCGTACTTATTAACATCGTCAATCGCATAGCTCAACTGCATCCCTAAGTCCTGCCGTATGTCAGCCAACTGCCCCTCCAAAAAAAGTTCGTAAATCATCGGTATTGGGTATTTTGTTTGTAAACATCAATATTAACCTCCAGCGTTTCGGTCTTATTCTGCAAGCTGTTTTTTATCTCATAATTACTATCCGTTATTTGCACGGGATGGAACAAAGCATTTGTTTTATCCCACAAATAAACCAGCGGTGAAACAATTAACTCAAATAGCCATTTGTACTCTTCGCTCCCCAAAATATCCGTTGTCAATTTCATCTTAGTCGTAAAGTCCACGCCGTAGGTTTTCATACCCTCATACTTTACCTTTCCCGTTTTATCGACCATGTTAAACCCGCTCAACTGCCATTCGCTCCGCTCAAATTTCTTCTTTTGATTATCGGTTAAAATATTGCCATTCACGAAAGTAAAGCTATCCCACGCCCCGTAAGCGTTTAAAAAAATCAAAGTGTAAGGCGTGTATTTTGAGCACTTAGATTTTATCTGCTTAGTTGCAAGCACCAACCCCGTCGTTTCTATTGATACCGTCGCATCCGAAGCCATACCATTAAGACTGAAATAATGAAAAGCATCCGCTGCCGTAATCGTTCTGGTCGAACCCAAAACCTTAATAAGCAAACTTTGCCCCGCCGTTATCCTTTTGCCGTTTATGCTTAGCACTACCGGCTCACCATTGTAGTAATAACTTTCATCTGGTCTGTTACTTAAAAACACCGTGCCGCTGCTAAGTGCCGCTCCTGCCTTATGCATCGGGTGGCGATTGTAGGTATTGTAAACCCGGTAAGTACCGGACGCCATGTTTTCAGTAGTCGTAACCCCGCAAATCTCCCCAAACCTTACATCGTATTCCGTAAACCAATAATCCGCCCCGCCGTTTAAAACGCCAAACGTGCCGCTGTAAGCCGTCGCCGTATCCACGTCGCCAATATTATCAACCGCTACGCCTGCCCTCACAATATTACCCACATTCAACACGCCGTAATCATCAGAGCCGTATGGGCTGTTCGTTATCCTGGTCTGCAAGGTTGCACCCTTGTAAATATCGTAAAGGTATTTGAACCCGACTACATTCTTATTATTGCTATCCACAACGTGCCAGACCTCTTCATTTGCGGAGGTAAACCCGGACGGTGCGCTCTTAATAGTGATTGCCATTATTTTTTCGTTTTAATCTCTTTAACCATATTCTCTAAATTCACCCGTATATCAATACCCAACGCCTGCGACATCTTTACATCGAAGTCTTTAAAGGTTTCGTTAATCGAATCAGTCCAAAAACCCGTTCTCCTTAATCCCTTCTTTTTTATCGACCGGGCTATAATCTTTGCCAGCCGCACATCTTCAGGCTGCCTATTCTCCCTACCAACCGCACCGTACTTTTGCACGTCCGCCGCCCTCGACTTTATGCCATTGCGGGCTATCCACTTTCGGATTGCCGCTACATGGCTTTTCGAAGGGTTGGCATATCTGAATTTATAAGGCGAAGTAGTGTTAATATTATTTCGCCCTACGCCCCTAACACCGCTATCCACGAATTTGTAATAATCATTTACAAAAACGCTTATGATAATCCCGTTTGCCGTTTCAGCAGTTTCAAATCGTATAGAACTTGCAAGCCCGCCGGTATCTACTTTATCAAATCTATTCAATTCGTCCGCTACCTTTTTCTCAAATGCCGCTACGTATTCCGCTACCAATTGCAAAGCCAGCGGCATATCTTCTTTAGGAACGAACACGCCCTTCGACATACCAAGCCCCGCCGTGGCTCTCCCTCCTAATTTCGCTTGCGCTTGTGCTATTGTCGGCATACTTTAATAAATACCTGAAAAAGAAAACCCCTGCCTAAGAATAAGCCGGGGGATTGCTTGCCATGAGAAATCAACATCATTTATAATTCTTTCTAATCTCTTCCATCATTTTCCGCTCATTCTTTTGCTTTTCTTTGATATAAACCAAATCACTAAGGTACTGCATTATGTTTATATCGTAGGCGGCATCAAGACTAATCCGCTCCAATTCCGCTACCTGCTCGGTGCTGTAAATCCATCCGTAATTAGCTGCAAAGCTGTTTGAACCTCCGCCACCTTGTCCGCTGTCGTTATCTTCCTCAACTCCTTTGTCAAATAAGGCTCCAAACCTTTTATCAATTCCACGTATAATTGACAAAAAAAAAGCGTGCAATTATAAACCTCCACAAACTTCGCCTGCTTTAAATCGTTCGCATAATGGCTATGTAACTTCGCATCGTATTTCTCCTCAACCCACCCCCGCCACGTTTTGCGCATCGGTATAACACATGAAGCCATAAGGCTGTGAAGGTTATCGATAAAATCCTCTTTCAAAAAATGCTTCGCCTCTATATACCGGGCGGCGGGTATCTCCTGAATTTTATGAACAAACTTATAACGCTTCTTCCCGATATTGATATATTTTTTTGCCGTTTTATCAAAGTCCAACGCCTCCAAAAATTTGTATTCCTTTTCCTTTTCAATCAGTTTGCTGAATTGCCAGCTATCTATTTCATCAATGGCATAACCCTCACAAACGGATATTATTTCGGTCAATATATCCAAATTAGTTTTATCCGTTTGCTTTAATATTCCGTAAAGCCTCTGATATTGCCCCACCGTTAAATCATTCCATGTCATATGAAAATATATTTTACATCGTGCTTCCTTTCCATAAATTGCGCCCATGCAAGCGCCAAAGCATTCACACAGTCATCGTGCATCCCGGTTGGAGCATTAAACCTTACCCCCGTCCGTGTGTATTCATACTCAAAGCTTTCTAACTCCTTTGTAATAACCCCTTCCGGGAATCCGACCTTCCGTTGATGAATTGCAGATTGAAGCCCCTCCATTAACTGCTGCTTCGAGCTTGCCGAATACTTAAACCCAAACACATTCGGTCTTTGCCTTTGCAGGTCTTCCACAATCGGGTCACCCACGCCCGTACTATCCACTTTAATCGGCGCTTTCGGTAATTGCGTTACTATCTGCTTTGTAATATTCCAGTCCTTTTGAAAGCGCTCTAAATAGCTCACCTGCCCAAATCTATCTAATCCAATAATCACCGTCCAGTCGAACGACTTCGCCAAATCCACGCCGTAACAAACGGCAGGCTCAGTACTCATTGGCATCGTACATTGCTTGATAAATTGGAAGCCGAAGGGGTTCGCCACGTTATCGTTAAACTCTGCTAAATATTCCTGCTTAAATGCCAATGCCGGCAAATCCTTTTCAGCGGAATAAATCTCTGAAATATCAATAAAAGGATTCGTGCTTGTCGGCATCTGCCAGCTTGCCCATCCATCTTCCCCCGTTTGCCCACGCATCCACAACTTGTAAAAATCGTTCTTTCCCTTTGGCGTACTCATAAACCACGCCCCGCCCTTTAAATCAGTAAGCGTAGGTCGTATTGCCTCCGTCCACGCATCCCAAAGGTCTTTCACGAATGCCGCCTCGTCCACAATCGCCACTTTATATTTTCTTGACCTACCAGCGTTCGGTTTATCCAAACTCCAAAACTCAATAATCCCGCCCGTAACCAATTCAATAAATTGCTCATCATGCTTTCGCTTTATTACCTGTTCTAAGGCATTATAACACTCTTTAAATGTACCCTCGAGTAGTTTATACGTCGGGGCAAAATACCCAACAGGATAGCCCTCTAATGCGCCCTCAACCAAAAGATTAACGCTCAGCTTCGACTTGCCCCACCGCCGACCGCAATCCAGCACGTTGAAGCGCTTAGCTTCCAGCCTTATTTTCTTCTGATTCGTGTGAAGTTCCGGGAGCCGCACTAACATATTCAACGGTTATTTTGTTATTGTTTTTGGTTTCAAGTTTTTCAATAATCCTTTGCTTCAACTTGTTGTATTCCTGAATCGCCCTAACCTTTGAACTTAAATCCGCATTTTGAGTAATGGCAAAAAGTAATTGTTTATCAACAAAATTATCATTCAGCCCGGCGGCATCCAGCTCCTCATTGATACGTGAAAGAATGTTTGAATTTGTTAGCAATTTACTCGCAGCTACCTTTGCATTATTGTAATCTTTTTGGTTCGTCAAATCCAAACCATAAGCGGCGGCATAGCTTTCCACACCGCTCCCGAAAAAATCCTTACTCACATAATTTTTACAAAAAAGCAACTGCTTTTCATTTAGTCCCGTTTCCATTATCAAATACTGTTTTTGCTTCTTTACTAAATATATTCCTTAGTTTCTCCTCCTTCCAATACGAATTACAAACGGCATAGCGTTGCTCAGGATCGTACTGCTGCATTTCACTACTTCCCATGCAGCGTTGCAGATAATCGTCTTTCGTTTCGTTCTTATTCGGTAGTGGCATTATAGTCCAAATTTAATGATTAATCTACGAATGGCATCATAATAGCAGGCTTTGCACCACCTATTAGGAAGCCAGTTAATATCTATCTCTTCTTTATAAATACGCTCAACCTCGTTTTTGCATTCCATTGACAAATCCCTTAGAAACCCCGAGCGGACGGTCATCCACTCATGCTCATATTTTACAAATGCTTGTTTATTGCTCATATATTTACAACTTTTTCACGTTCGACAAATAGGGTTGAGCAGGTATGATTCGGAGCTTGCACAAGCCTGAAATTGATTCCTAAACCTTGTGCAATAGTTGCAAGGCACGAAT